TTGGAAGGAGAGTAACCATACTCTAACTGATCATCAGATGTAAGGCCAGCTACTTTTATCTTGGTTGATTTAAGTGCAGAATTACCATATTTAGAAACAACCCAATTATTGGCCGGAACAGAATTCATTATAGTAATACTATGATCATCTGTTACGAATACATTAGCAGCCTTTTTGTACTTTAAGTAATTTTCATTATACCCTCCATACCCTGACATTAAACTCCATCCAAAGTTATATGCTGTTAGTACGTTGCCTAACAGTCCTGTTACAGTTGTTCTATCCTTATCAAAATTGTATTTCCCCCCAAAATTCCAATAATCCACAAGGGAATCAGAGAAAGGAAAATCAACCTTATGACCACGATCAGCAACAGCAGAAGACAAACGTATCCCCCTAACCTGAGCCGTGTTAATGCCAACGCGGTTAATCTTTACCTGATTGATTGAAACTTTCATTCCGATACAAGAATTTTAGCCAAAGTAGGCTGTGAGATAGACTGCACTTTGATATACATGCCCGGGATCACTCCTGTAATAGCAACATCTATTGTGCTACCCACATAGTTATATGATCCGAAAGGAACGTAATTTGTATTCGTCATACTCTGAAACAGAGCGAAACGGTTATTCTTATCTTCACTTGTAAATTCAAGATGAAGGCCTGCATCCGATTGAAGTTGCACAGGGTCCGATACATAAGCTTCACCCTGTTTGCTGAAAGTTAAATCTGTTAGAGCCATGTTACTTTGAATTTAAATAGTTAATAATACCTTCTATGTGAATATTTGCCACAGTCCGCTTGCCCTCAGCCGACAATAAGAACTCCACGTCTTCCTTGTTGTCCTGGAAGAAGTTCTCTGTCAATATAGCGGGGCAGTTCGTATCCCGGCAAATAGCCAAGTTCTGCACCCAATAGTCCACATCCGGAGTCTGTTTGCGTACTGCCACATCTTTACCTTCCGCTACTTCCGCAAGGGAGGAAGCCAACCTTTTGCTATTAAAAGAAGCATTATCACTGACATATACACCCCATCCCCGAGCATTCATCCAACTTGTCCCATTACCGGCCGCATTGCAATGAATGGATACCAGAATAGCGTTCTTTTGAGAATCGCGATAAATATTATTAGCACGTTTGCAACGCTCAGACAATGGAACATCCACGTCCTCCTTCACAATGCGTTCCGCGTCAACACCATGCTTTCTCAGCCCGAAAACGACCATATCCGCTATCTCTCTGGAATAAGCCCACTCACGCAACCTTCCGTCCGGCGAACACTTTCCCTGTGTATTCTCGCCATGGCCATTGTCAATTAGAACTTTCATATCATTCATTCTTTGTCCTCCTCCTTTTTAGTTATCACCTCTTTTAAATCTTCTTTCTCTATCTTGAATACCTTTTTAGCAAATAACCCAATAGCTACTATCAGATTAAAATCATAGCCCTTGGGCTTAAGAATATTCGATATGATAGAGCAACCTTCGATAAAGCAGACAGATAAGCAAGCAAATATATCAATGTTATATCTTCCACCACTGGCCTCGTTTATCATCACCACCATGATTACAAAGCTAAAATAGGTAACCATCTTACCCATTGTAGCCCGCCAAGCCCTACTAAACCTCACGCGCTCACCCATCAACAAGCTCTTCCTGCATCCCGTAGCCAAATCACACAGTATTACAAAGAACATAGTGATCAACCATGGGATCATGTGCTCTATAGCTTCCATTACGAAACTTCCGGCTACAGGAGCAAACAGACCAGAAGAGAATTGATGTATTGATTTGTCTTGCATATTTGTCTTTTTAAATAATAATACTACATTTGTAATCAGATTACATAATTAAATTAAAACTAGATAAATGCGTGAGCCTATCTTGCCTGTGAAGGTGAGGTGGGCTTTTTTATGCTATGACTTATCACTAGTGATCTGCTCAATGATCTTACGGATATCAGACATATAACATTCAAAGTCATTCGTGTAGATAAAACTAACAGTAGTTATCTGCGGAGTTGGAACAGGGTCAAATCGGACCTCTCCCAACTTCATCTCTCTGATCTCTTCATGTGTACCATCTCCGTCGGCGTTCGGTACCGTTTCTGTTGCATTATCGGTTACACCGACAAATATCGACTGTTTGTTACCATTGATTGAAGTATATCTGATCGAATACTTAACGGTCGGAATACTTAAAGAAGTTCCTTCAAAGCTCTTTACTTCTGTTGTATCGGTAGCTACAATTTTAATCTCTTCGTTCATTGCATTTTAATTTTAAGTTTATAATAAATTTATTCTTTGTTCTGATTCAATGCTGAATCCAGCAATTTGAAGAGGGGGAACTTTACATAAGCATAGAAAATCTGATCTGCAAATTTCTTAATCAGAGCAGCAGTGGGACCATCGACTTCAATCTCACCTTCAAGATATAACTTTCTGCCGATCTCCTGATCTTTGATGTCACTCACATTAAAGTAAATAGCATTACCTAAGTCCTTGCTTACATCTTTGTAATCAATCACTCTCTCCGTCCCGACAATGTTGCCCTCAGAGTCTCTCTTCTCAACCTCTTTCATCAAGACGTTGCCTTCGATATCGTTAACCACGATCTTTCTAAAATCTATTTTCATACTCTATATATTTTGATTTAATAATTATCTCTTTACTTACCAGACATTACGACCTACTAAATACAAGTAGAAATTTACGTTTCTATCTCCTTGGTTAGCATCGACCAAATGCACTTCAAGGTAAGTACTAGTAATACTCTTTACCATGCCAAAACACCATCCATTGTCATCTGAGGCCTGTATAATCGCCGAATATTTTGTGTGACCTAAATTATGATAGATACGGTACCTTCCGGTTGATATATTACTTACTGTACCAACTGTACAACCATTCCCCCAAAATTGGTTACCAGTACCACCAGCATACACATAAACACCGCAAAGAATACCAGGAGCGTTCCATGACTCAGAATTACGTTGGCCAAACAGATGCGATCCATGACTCTGTATTGCATGTCCACCCTCAGAGTTTGCGATGATTCTCAAAGCCTTTCCCCCTTGTCCGTATGTAGACAGAGAGAGACAGTCTTGGTTGTCATTACGAATCTCCATCAATGGGTAACTTCCTACTGTAGCTGCACCTCCATACTGATTTATACGCAAGAAGCGATAGCCGTTGATTTCAAGCTGTATCTTAGCGTCTGCTATGTTACGGGAATATATGGCGTTGTCTTTGATCTCCCAGCCACCAAGGTAAGAGCCATTCGTTACCGTAAGATTTCCAGTAGTAATTCGACCAGCCGCTAAGGCATTGGTAACGATTGCGGTTGCATCAATCAAGTTCGTTCGAATCAATCCACCATTGATAATTGTTTTACCCTGAGTAGCATACGAAGCCATTTGGTCATACGAAGAGTATCCGAGTTTCGTTGCGAAATCATTCTGCAAGTTACGCATAGCGGTAGCGTCCAAGAATCCCTGCGGTCCTTGAGGTCCTTGTGGACCAGTTGCACCCTGAGGACCCTGTGGCCCTGGAAGCCCTTGCGGACCTCTATCTCCTTGCGGACCTTTAGCACCGGTATCTCCTTTAGGCCCCTGAGATCCCTGTGGTCCCTGGGGACCAATAGGTCCAATAGATCCGGTAGCACCAGTAGCGCCGGTAGGTCCAGTTGGACCTTGGGGTCCCTGCGGGCCTTGCGGGCCTGTATTACCCTTGAAGTTTTGCTGCTCGGATGCCGACAAACCGGAAAAAGTAACCATGCCGGCAATACTGATATCCTGCCCGAATATATTGATAGCACCCGGCTTAATAGTGATTCCAGTTTTTAATTCATCCTTTGTAGGAGTGTCATCAATAGAGCCAGCATCGTAGACTGTGGCAAAGGCAAGGTACCAGGTGACGGGTAAACTGCCATCACCTCCCCCTAAATAAAAGTGGTTAGTTCCATGAAATGTACCACTTGAACCACATTTGACATAATACGCATATTCCTCCCAGTCACCGGTCCCAAGATTATTGGTAAGCCATTTTGATGAACTACCATTCCCTATTAAATTCGTAGACCACTCAATATAATATCCAACGGGAGCCCATGCGATAAGCCGAGTTATAAATACGGCATTAGCGCGTGTTCCATTTGAGAAATAGAACCCACCCAATCCTGGAGAAGCAGGTCCTGAAGTTGTAATCTTCAATTTATATCCGGATTGATTAGGCAAACTAATATCCGTTGTTCTTTCAACTGAAACAGTCCCTCCACCACTATTATTGTAAACCGATATGCCATTCAGCCCACTTCTAAACTCCGGATCACGATAAAGCATCTTCCCCTTACTCATAGCAAGGGCAATCAAACGTGCATTACCCGATACCGTTGATACAAGGTTAATATCCGTCTTGGTCTGAGAGATCTCAGTGCCCTGATTGGATACAACCTGTCCGAGAGCATCAAAATCGGTTTGGGAGACTTTGCTTTCAATTAACCCTTTCGTTACTTTTATCTCTGAGTCGGTGTAGGTTTTGGCAATTTCTGACGCAGAACTTTCTATGTCATGGGCAGAAGGACTCCACTCAGCACCTACGTTGCCTTCGACAAGATTTATATTTTTGTATATAATAGATAACCCAGGAGAAGAATTTGGATTGTTACCAGTAAAACCACATAAAAAATATAATGAAGAAATGTCTTCACCTTGTGGTATTGTAACAGTAACATAATAACGCGTCCACACTGATTTGTTTTCAAATGTTACTCTTTCGTCAGCTACCATAGTAACTGTACTACCTGAATATTTTCTAACGTTGAAATAAAAATCTGCTGTATGAAAATAATTACCTACAATACTAACATCTATACCAACAGTATACTGTTTACCTGGTAAAACTCTACTTTTATCAAGTGGCATCCATTGTTTATAACAGTTAAATGGACCTGCTCCACGAACTAAGCATCTATGTGCACCTGGTACAGAATCTAATGTTACATTAGATAAATAATCTGAGCCAGTAAACCAATATTCACTAGACCCGTTTAATATGTTACTTGAACCAATATTCAGTTTGCTCACCTCACCCTTCACAGCCAACGTAATCTGCCCGGGCAAAGCCTCCATAATCGTGTCAGTCTCAATCTTAACCTTTTCCCCAACATAAGAATATGAAGCAGAGTTGATAGCGTCTATAATTACCCTCTGCTGATCATAATAAGCCTGTTGAAGAGTCTTGAATGAAGCGCTAACCGGTATGTTCTCTGGCTCGCTCGCCGAATGTGTTTCAAGCACATGATAGTAATCGTTGAAAGCATTCCGATAAGCAACGGTATCAATGCCATACCGTGTTGCATTAGCCAGAATAGAATCTCTTTCTGCTTTTAATGCCTCCATTTCCTGCTTTAACGCGGTCTTTTCAGTCGGTGATATGACACCATCATCCGCCCAGGTGTTCAATCTGTCCTGGGCTGCTTTCGCATCGGTTTTGGCGATGTCTATTTCTTTGTTGGTTGACTCAAACTCCTGTTCGATGGTCTTGCCGTTGCGAAGGATGAAGATGCCTTTTAGGAAAGCGTTGATAGAGTATATACCATATCCCGAAGGTTGATAACTTGCGGGGAAATCAGTATCCGTAATGCCTCCCAAATATCCTATTCTCGTTTTCAGCTTCCCTTCAAACGTCTTTGAATTAACCCCATCCAATATATCGATCACAGGATGACCGTTGGCTACCGGCTGGACAACAGGAGCAAAATAAGCGTTAGGCGTAGATATATCGACAATCACATTTTTACCGTCATTGAAAATCCGGCCGGCTTCTCCGTTTTGCTCTGAACCGGCAAACAGTTCCGGGGTGCTTATCTGGGCACCGTCCTTAAAAGTCAATACATAGCCTTTAGTAGTGTAAGCATACACCACACCGCTAACTAAGGCGCTATTAGAGACAGTCCCTATTGTCTTACCTCCTAAATCATATTCCTTCTTCGTTATACTTCCATTTTCAATAGAATAGTAGCTCTTTGAAGTAAACACAAGGAAGCAAGCGGATTTGTAGCAGATTGCATCAGTCATGGTATCATCTATGTCATATACGGAGAACTGAGAATCCTTAAGATTCCTAACTTCCAAAGATAGCCTGTCTGAGGATAACATATAATTTCCACTGATACGCATAGCCTTTGTATAGACCATATCCTCTTTATACAGGGTGACATTTCCTGACTTGTCTATGGTAAACTTGACCATATATTCCCTGCTGCTTTTATTTCCACGCCAGCCGATGTAGAAATGATCATCGTCAAAACCTATGTTTCCCTTTTCATAGGTGTAGAAGTTAACGCCTGCATCCAAATCGCTTACAGCCATGGCACCGGCAAACAAGTTGTTGATATCGGAAGAATATCCTATCGCCGATAATGTCCCGGTCGAGTAAATATCAGCTACATAGACATACCCGCCATTCCAGTAGAACAAATCCTGCAATAGGGTAAATTCATAAGGTGTAGCGTTTAGTTTCGTCCATACGGGAGAAGTGAGTGAAGCTGACTTGTAGAAATTAAGGCTGGCTGTACTAAAGTCAGCCGCAACTATCAAGTCCGACTTAAAATACTTTCCATCTACCGTACCGGAATATATAGTATGAATAGTCTGCGTTTCATCATCTACAGTAGCCGGCAAAGACGAATATTCACCCAAACCTTCATTCTGTGGGCTGCCTTCCTCGGCAGATAAATAAATCAAGCTCTGTCGGGCCACATTCTGAGTGTTGCCCATTTGTACCAATTCGTCATCCTGTTTAGGAACAACGCCATTAAACTCACTTTTCAGAATCCAAACCTTAGAGCCTTCTGCACGATCAATCTCTACCCAATAGTATTCTACTTCGTTTCCGCTAAATACTTGGTGTCTTACAAGGTCATGCGCTTGAAATGTTGGCTGATCGTCACCGAAGTCGAGGACGTAATACTCGCCATCTTCCGTCACCTCTACAACCTTACTGTTGCTCTGGCTGATCACCAAGGCACCGTTAACCGAACGTATTTTCTGAATGATCAGTTCAAATACCTTCATCATCTTGCGGACGGTAACGATGTCACATTCCAAAGTCCAGTTACCGGCTTCGTCCTTATAAAGTTTAGCACCTTCTCCTGTAAATCCCGGAACAAACTTCGGAGAAGAGATGTATTCTTTCAATATAGCTGCGGCAGCGTTTAATATACCATCCTCAGAGAGAGAAGCGGTAGGCTCTGCCTGAGATTGGTCCCAACCGGTTTCAATGCCACCACGGATGGTCAGTTTGTAGGGGGTGGTGTCGTTTTGGTCTTTCCGGAGAAAAACCTTTTTCAAAGCCTCCATGTCAACATCCGCAGCAAGCTTAAACGCTACTACATTATCCTTGTTGGTACGTATAAATATAGCTGGATCTTCGTCTGCATTACAGATATAAAATTCTCCTTGATTAAGCCCTTCCAAATGCGACATAGAATCAGGAGAAATGACGGGAGCTTTTGCTTTCCCGTTTTCAATTTCTGAACCAAACCATTGTATTTTGCTTATATTCTTTTTCATGTCAAATTCGTGAAGTATTTATGAATGCCGCTTCGCTTTCTTTATATTTCAACATTTCCCCCTCCTTCGGGTTATTTACGACAAAACCGACAATAGATGCGCTGCTCGCCTGCTCAGGAGCACCGCCAACACCGGCAATAGAATTTTCCTGTGGTTCCAATGCAATAGTCACGAAAAACATTTGGCTGTCTTCCATAACCTGACTTATCTCTGGAACAGAATTCTCGGACCTTACATATCTTTCTCCATTCACATCAAACATAGACACACACAATATCCGGTTAAGATGCCTTCCGAACCAATACGGGACACCACACGAGTTTCCTATTGTAAGTACATACGAATCATAGGGAACAGCATATAACTCTTCTATTTCTTGTCTTTGATTGCGGTATTGTTCATTATCTATCTTTGCGGAATATGCTGCCGGCTTAAACCCAGCTTCCACTCTCCATTCGAATACCTGTTGAGTATCTCCTATCCAGAAGATATTATCAAAAGCAGAATTATTATCTTTGTGTGAATAGCGAATCAATGCGGTTTCTTCCAAGATATTGGAATCGGAACATACTTCAAATGGCTCAGATTCTTTCCTTTCAAAAGTTATACTATAGACTGAATCCGGAAGTGAAGTAAACACGACATAATACATCATAACAGATGCATTTACCTCATAAGTCAGGAATTGGATATTGGAAGAAGTTCCTTTGATAAGATCGTTAAGAGAGGCTGAAGCTACTTCTCCGTCATCCGCAAATATTTGCAGGAGTATTTTATCAGTTGTATGAAACCTCTGAATGTAATCTACATCGATTGCATATTTGTCCTTAACTGGCGAAAAGAACAATGGGCATATATCACCTATCTTAATCATAGTCCTTTAGTCCGAATTTGGGTTACAAGCCTCTTGACCTGTGTTATCGTAGCAAATATATGAATTAAAAACGTAATTATGAACGATTTCACCTTATTTTATACTCTCTACTATCAAAGTATATTTAGCAGCTTCAGAACGGCCGTAATTAAACTTACCGTCTTTAATATACCCATGATATGTTTCTCCTCCCTTCTCTATAGATATTAATCCTGTGAGATCATCAGGAGCTTTCATATCTCCGGACTCTACTGAAACCTCGCCAACAGTAAACAGCCTCTCTCCTTCCGTCAACTGGATATCCGTTTTCTCGGATACTCCATCAATAACAACGTCACTGTTACCATCAGAAGACGCAAAGTCCAATGTGTTGGTAAATGCACCAATAAACTTCCGGTTAGCCTCTATCATATAACGTGGAGAGTATACAGCATTAAACATTGTATCGGGACTTATTACCCCGGAAATGGATGGACCACCATTTATCTTACGTATAAGACGGTATCCGCCATCTATTGAAGCAAGCCTTGCATTAACAAAGAATACATCATTGTCGCTGTCACTATCCGTAGTATCCTCTCCCCTTTTCTGAACCAAAAACTCTATTCCGTATGCGTCAGCCCGAAACGGGCTTATCAATTCAAGGGAATTATCAGTCAAGGTCACTCCGGTACTATATTCATTTGTGAAATGAAATTCATCACGTCCGTTCACACTGTCATAATCCTGTTTGTCATAACCGGCCCGTACCCGGGAATAAATCAAGGAAGAATTTACGCTATATTCAAACGACCGTATATTGTCACCGAAATCTTTTACTATGTTTTTTGAAAACAGACTACTTCTATGTACAAATGTAACCTTGTCTTCCCCTATCACAGGAACAAAGCCAAACTCCGACTGCATCCAATCAACAAACTTTGTATACGAACAATATAATTTTGCCTTTTTCAGACCTCTTGCACTCTCAGCAGGAATTATCATACATTCATCCAATCTCTTGTCTACCCCTGAAACGATCTCTCCTGTAATTCCTTCCTGCCCTCCATTTATACTTTGAAGAAGCCGGTTTAGAAGCTTGACAGGAGTAACTATATCAATGTTGACCGGTATTATTCTTGCATCCCAATTTAGACTAATATAAGGGTCCCTGATAGTCAAAGTCATGTTATATACCGAACTATATCTTATAAAGCAATAATCCCCTTCAAGCAGTGATATATCTTTCATATATGAAAGTATAAATATAGTCTCAGGGTGTTCGTCATTAATAACTGTTCTTGTCAGCTCTGTTATATTTCCATCTGCCCCTATTTTTTCCAATGTCATAGATAATGCCTTATTTGCTGGAACATTGAATGAAATAGATACACTTAAAAAGCAGGTAATATTCCTTTCTGCTCTGAAAAGGAAAGTGTCTTTATCATTTTTAGATGCATCTTGCTGAAAGGTATCTCCATATGTAATATATCCACCTATAGATACCTCACTTGACTTCACAGCTAATGGAAAGTATTTAGATCCCAAATCTGCCCGTATCTCCACTGACACGTCCGTTGAATCCTCAATGCTATTCCCGGCAACTAACCAGTTCACATTCTGGTTCATTTTTATACCGTCATAGCACAAGTATTTGCCTTCTGTAAGTTCGCTCACAGCATATTCATACTGTGTTCCCTTTTTAGCTTTTATCAATGCGGCCAGGCTGTCATCTACAGCACTGATAGATATGGTATTCCCATTATCTTGAAATGTGGAGAAATCTAACGAACACCGGAATCTTTCATTCCATAACCAGCTATTATTTCTTGTGTAAAACACCACACTCGCAGATGCTTGCAGATATTTATCCCGGAATACGCGTTTTAATAAATTATATGCAGCATTAGAAAATTCAAACTTTGTAGAGAACGATCTTACGACTCCATCATAATCCCCCCTCTTAAAAGAAGTGGTTATGTCATCCCAATTGACCAGGTTATCCGTTACCTGATACGAGTATCCATCAACTAACAACTCACATTTATAATACATATTATTTTCTTTTTAATGATTTCAGACGCAAATCAACATCATCACACATCCTCTTTACCATATAGGCATATTCCTTTGCGGAAAATGAATCCGGATCAATATGCATATTGAAATGTTGCATTACGGCCACTCTTTCTCTCACAAAGTAATCCCTATCCATAATAGCCGACTTAGGGAGGTCGGATTGTTCTGACATGATCTTATCCACCCGAAATCTACTGTTAGATAAAATAGCTTCAATCCTGCTGCATATCTTATTGTGATCATTAGGATCAAGACTATATCCTATATCATTAAGAATCAAACAAACCGTAGACCACTCCTTCTCTTCAGTAAGATAACGGCAGCAGTTCATCAACTGTATCTTTATCACAAGGCTGATAATTTCATTCTTCTTAGAAACTTCAGCCAATATTCCCTTCTTCCCAACTATAGACATATATTCATTAACCAATCCGGACGCCGCTTTCTGCTTTTCATCTTCACTATAATCTCCTTCACACACGGCGTCCGAATTTCCACAAAATACATCTATGAATCTTCTGAGGGATATTCTATCAAGATCTGTGTATATCATATTAAATACGATTTGATATATTTCTTAGCTCGGCTTCTTTTGCAGCCTTCTTCTGGTATTTAGCCATCTTTTCAAACGAACGGTTTAACGACTGCATCTCACGCTCCAACTTTCTATAATCATTATTCACATTCACAGTAATAGGCTCACCCATCCTCTCGGCATCCTTCATCAAAGCACCTATATCTGTACGCAAATTCATGCTGCGATACAAAGCTAACCTGTCAAAAGGAGGCAGGAAATCACTGCGCCTCTCTATATCTACATCGGGAATAACCTTTGCCCGACGCGGCAAATCAATCAAAGTAGGAACATTAGGAGTTATATAAGCTCCCCTGTCAGTTACAACAGCTTCATGTTTACCTCCATCTCCTACAATAGCTAACCCACCGGGATGGTTATCTGTACCCTTAGCATATTTGGGAATAGGCTGAGCAATAATAGTCGCAAGCTGGGCAGCTCCCAATGCTCCAACCAATGCAGCCAGAACCATATTCGGGAGGGCCCTTGAAACAGCCAGTGCAGTAGCTATGATAGATTGACTGATCGCATTAGCCTTCTCCCATTTGGCCTGTTTCTGCTGGAGAGCCTCTTTCTTTTTCTCCAGTTCTTTATTCTTATTCGCAGTAGTTTGTTCTGCCGCTCTTTTTCTTGCTTCAGCTTCTTCTTTAGTGATGACACCAGAGTTTTCCAACTTTTCAATTCTCTCCAGTTCTTTTTCGCCAGCTTCTTCATTAGCTTCCTGTTCCTCTTCCACACGTTTTATCCTGGCATCATAAATATCTGTCATAATAGAAGTAATTCCATCTTGTATCTTTGCAAATGAAGACAACACAAAGGATAATTTGCCTTTGTCATCGAGTTTGCCCCAAAAATTAAGTACACTGTCTCCTGCATCATCCATTTTTGCGGTAATTTCTCCTATGATATCGCCCAGAGCATTAAATATATTGGCAGAGTCCCCCAAATATTTATTGGCAGATGAAGATAAATTGCCCAAAGAATTATTAAAATCATCCGCCCATCTTTTCCCAGGATTATTTTCATCATTATCCATGTCATTACCAAAGTCCTCAATCTGAGCCTTAATCTCATCTATTCTCCGTTGAATCTCATCAACCTTCTCTTGAGGGAGGTCAGAAGATAAGGCCAGTTCTGCCTCCGCTTCTTTCAATAAAAGCTTTAACTTTGCTTCCCCAGACTCTTTAGTGATTCTATATATCCCATCCCTATACTGTTTTTCGTTTATTTCCCCTTGTTTATATTGTTTATTTAAAGCATTAATCTCCTTCAAGGAATTTGTATCCAATATATCAAGTTCCCTGTCGGTACCTTTTTTTATCAACCCTAAACGCTCTGATATATTATCTTGAATTATAGATGAAAATCTTGCATCATATTTTTTATTAATCAATTCTACATCTTCACCTCTCCTTTCCGCTTCACGGATTTCCTCTTCACGTAAGATTTCATTCATCCTTAGTAATAAATCGAGTTTATATTCAAGCTCTTTTTCCGAATTGTTTTTAATAGTATCCAGTTTTAATTCAATGCTTCGCTTTTCTAAATCTGATTCATACTCCTCCCTTTCCAAGTCATATTTTTCATTAATATCTCTGATATTTTTATTTTTCTCTTCTTCATATTGGGATCTTAACTGATTTTCTTTGGCTGAATATCCTTTTATTTTATTGATATTCTCTTTATAAGTATTTTCTACACTGGCAATCTCTGCTTTTCTACGATCCTCGATTAGAGCTATTCTGGTTTTAGTCAATTCACTCTCTATGTTCTTCATGTAATTTGCATATTCCTCAGCCTCCTTTTTATTAGCGTCATTGGAATCATTTACCAAAGCGTCTACGTCAATACTCTCAGACATACCTTTAAGAGCTTTATCGTAATCACTCAAACTATCTTTTGCATTTTCCCATTGTTTTTTTGCATTTAATGTTATTGTTTTTTGTAGATCACTATTATTCTTGCTAAGTTCGTTTTCCGATCTTAAATATGAAACATAAGCATTTCTTTCTTTAACCCATGCCTTATATCTCTGGGCTGCAATTTTAGTCATTTCATCTAACTGTGCACGTGCTATCGCAGAAGCCACCAACTCTTTTCTCAATTGCATATACGCTTCTTTAGCCTCTCCAGCTAATATACTTTCTTTCTTCATATTACCTAAATAATCAGGTGACATCTTCTGTAACGCATTAGCTGCTGCAAGACGTTCCTTCATAGATTTATTTGTATCTTGAGTTGTTTTATAAAGAAGATCTAGCTTAGTCGTTTCTCTAGATATATCTTGAATTCCTTTTTGCCTAGCTATTAGCAATTTATTTTCATAGTCAATCAAGTCCCCTGTGACTTCTTTCGCTTTAAATAAGTTTTCTATCCAATTCATTATATCCTTTCCATACACAGATAACAATGTAATACCTACTACCAATGCTGTTTGCCAATTAAGGATAGATTTAGTTAGTTGTTTCCATACGGGAACCCCTTTCTGACCGGATTCTTGCAAAGCCTTAAACTCATCTCTTGCACGTTTTATTTCATTAGCCATTATAGGCAAGTTATTAGAGATAGCAAGAAAGAAAGCATTCCATCCTACTGCTAATGAAGGCAACTCTCTGGCCACTTGCTGGACAGATGCGTTTAATCCATTCCAATGTGATGTATAGTTACCTACATTTCTTTGATAATTACCCATTTGAGCGTCAATGGCCTTTAATTCATCTTTTAGTTGCTTAATCTGCTTTATTAAACCGACTCCTTGATCTCCTTGTCTTTGAGCTTCAGACAAATTTCTAAATCTATTTTCTAATTGTACTACTGCTGCGCTCATTTCATTATAGCTCCCGGCTGTAGAAACCATGGCTTTTGAATGTGCATTCAGAAGAGATGTATACTGTTTATTCTGCTGTACAAGATCTCGTTCTTTAATTGTAAGATCTGATACTTTATTCAAATATTCTTGTTGGCTTATTATACCCTTAGATAGTTCTTTTGATAGTTCAGATAGCTCTCTCCTTATTTCATCAAGCCTGATTTTATTAGCAGACAGCCTTTCATTTAGTTCTTTTGCTTTATTATCATAAGAAGTTACGGTATTTAGAATCTCCGCATAAGCACTACTTGTCAATGAAATAGATGAACTTGCGGATTGCATGGCTTGAGCCTGCCTTTGAGTAGTTTGAGCATTATCCTTTTGAGCTTCAGATGCGATTTTTAAAGCATCAGAAGCCTTATTTATTGCACTTGTGAGAGAATCAAACTTTCCTGATAAGGATGACAATGATAAGAATTCTTTCATATTCTTATTTAGATCATTTAAAATACCCTTGTATCTACCTTGTATATCAGACAGTTTATTCTGAGTAGTAACTAATTGGTTCATTATATTAGTATACTTCTCTGTTTTATCCGCTAATTCCTTAAGATCCCCCGGTTTTACTCTGAGACCTCCTGCCAAATCTTTGGTAAGATTCACATAAGCCTCTTTGGTTTCATTAAATTTAGCAATCAGGCTAGTTAATTCATCAAAAGCTTTTTTATCAACAATATCCGTTATTTTAAATTCATTCGCCATAATTTAAAATTTTGTATCGTGCCCCTTCACACGATGGTTATTACTTCTTATTCTAATAAAACACCAATTCAACAAACGTTCCATAGAATTCAATACCTTCCGGTAGAAAATCAAAGGTTCCGTCTTTCCTTTCGTACAGCACATACACAGAGTGATCCATCTTGGCAGCTATGCGTGCAAGGCTTCGGACTCTCTCTATATCCTGCATCCTTTTTTTATTATCACACCAACAGCTCACAGTATACCGAATTTTGCATAATATTCCCGTAATGCGGGATTCATAAAATGAACCATAAAATGCCCCAATGCTTCGGGCCCTACGGCCAGTATTATACTGCCGTATTTCTTTTCAATATCATCCCCGAAAGAGACCCCGACAGATTCTATCCTCAATCCGTCATTAATGGGGATAGCAGTAATAGACGAGTAGTAGTCACCCCGAATTTTGAGGTTTGGAGTTTTCATGTCACGCGGTGGCAAGAACAGATAAGAAGGAGCCGGAGGTGTCTTTTCCATCTTCCACTTCATATATCCTTCAGCATTATGAAACCATCTGCCGGCATCTTTCGAATTAAAAAAAGGGTCATTGAGATATGTCGGCCTTAAAGGCTTTCCACGACCATTCACCCCTGAATACAATTGTTGCCGGATAAAGTCCTGCACCAAATCAGCATTACTCTGAATTGTGTGTTTTACAACTTTCTCAAGTCCTCCAACAAACAGTTTAAAATTATCAGCCGCATCGCTTAATGTTGCCATATCCCATGTAATTTAAAAGGGGATGAACTAATAAAAATCCATCCCCTTCACACTGTCAATCAATCAGTTTACCTTTATCCGGAATCAAACCCTTAATCCGGTCGTAAATATCACCCAGTATCTTTTCCCTTTCAAATTCTTCCCTATCTAGGAAAAATAACTTTTTGTGAGTATCGATAAAGTCCTTTCGTTTCCATTTCACGACTTCATTTTCTATGAAGTTCACACCTTCTACAACCATGTTATATCCTATTTATAAGTTAAACGCTTGCATCATACGCCTCTTTCTGCTCAATACCGATAATGCCTTCCTTCTGGAGCTCCGATGGTTTCTTCAAAGAAGGAGTGTCTGTAGCAGTAACGGTCAACTCACCATTAGCATAGGATACTGCTGATACGCCTCCGTCGAAAGATTTTCCGGCACTCTTGGAAAGAGCGTCCGCATAATACCCCGTAACATTAAGGCCTCCGAAGTGCTCAATCAACTTATACTTATTCTCTCCCACTTTCACCAGGTCAACAAACACAAGCCCTTTCAGTGCTTCCACTACATCAAACTTCAGGGCCATGATGTCTGCCGTCTTGATGTATTTCTCGTAATCCTTAAACATCAGGTTTACGATCAGATTAGCTTCCTGGCCGGAAGAGTCCCAATCCTGGCCGCTCGGATATACTCCCGAAAGCGGAATACCACTCAATCCCGTAGTATCACGATTCGTTCCGAACAATACATTGTCTTCATCAACAATTACCCCGTCAAATTCCACGCCTTTTGCTATCATAAGATTGGCTTTAAGGCTGGCATCATAATTATCCAAAGTAAGCGCCGCTGTATACGCCGAATAGCCGGTGATTTTATTGCCACCATAGCCGGTTGCATTTACATTGGCTTCACCACCGGTAGGCGCAAACTCCTCAACCGTCTTTATCGGATAAATACGGTTGGGCCGGTCTGCATGACACAGCTCTTCTAACTTATCTGCGGTCAGTCCGTTCGGGATTTTAAAACCACGTGGAATAAGGATTACCGCTTTTATCTTTCCGGGATCAAGAATACACTTCGATCTTCCGGTATTAAAGTCTTCCTGCCCCTTACATTCTCTAAATTCTATCGCCATAACACTTCTCTTTTTTTAATGTGATCTGCAAATTCTTAATATTTATCCCGTCGATATAATCTTTGAATGGCTTTCCGTCCGGACCCGTCACTCCTGCTTTGCCGTACCGGTAATTCTCAACATATATGTGCGGGATACTTTTTACATAAGCCATATCAAACGCCGGCTCTTTACCGATCTCCTTGATCAATATCTCGTAAATAGGTCTGAGACATTCTGCGAATGATATACGCGAACGTTCTTCGTTGGTATATGAAGGCAATGTATTTACGACAAGGAGTATATCCAATGACATTTTCCCTTTCTCGCCGGTCCTGTCCTCTTCGATCGGAGAATAAAGGAATATGGCGGGATATTTTAGCTTCGCAGTATCATTTGATTTGCTCCAAACTAACAACTGGTCAGAAATGTAGCTCCAGTCTCCAAACATATACGAGATATGTTTGCCATACTCCTTTGAGACACGCTCTACTATTTCCCTGAATACATCCGTTATTACTATCATAAGCCAAACGAATTAATCTCTTCCAGCATTGAGCGGTCAAATGAAAAACCGTCATAGCTGTCATCCTTGCATAAGAAATCAAGCAAATCATTATTCATCTCAACCATTTCATTCCATGCCGGAATAAGTACCACATTGGGATCGGCATGGTCTTCATCATCAGAACTGGTTGTGCCCACATCGCTTACATGCACATTGTTCCTTCTCACAAAGAAAAAGAACACATAATTTGCGATAGGGCTTTTACCATCCTTGGTTAGAAACTCTTTTAGCCTTTCCCATTTATCAATCTTATCTTCCCCGTCTGCCTTCAGGTAGTTTATGAATTGACGGCACATATCCCTTCCCAACACCAATTTCAGATACTCTTTTTCATACGTATCAATGAAACTGTCAAGATAGTCCTTCATTGCAGTACGGGTAATTGAAGGAGCCCCCGTATCCACGTTCAGTCCATCTATAGATGTTGTCCCCTTAAAGTATGTACCGTCAATTATCATATGCTACTCTTTTAATTTATTATCACCCGGTTTAACGAACAGTTCTTCACAGCCGAGCTCTTTTGCATCCTGCATCAGGTTATTCGGCACCCGGATCTTTCCGTCCTTGAAAAACTTACTTGCAAGGGGCATATTCACACTCGTTTTATCCCCTTTCTTAAAGAAGTTCACGTCTTTAATGAACTCAACCTCGTACTGCTTATGCAGGTCCATGTTATACTCTTTTCCCATATTTATCCAACTTTATGTTTAACCACCAACTGAAGGAGAAATAGCCTCCATTACTGTAGCAAATGAATCACTCACAAATGCAGTCTTATACTGCGCTTTTACATAGGCCATCAATCGTTTTTCACCGATCATGGTAACTTTATTCTTTGTAAAGTCATCGTTTTCCCAACCAAAAGTGATTGCCAGTTGAGCTAAATCACGAATGTTAAGGTAATTGAAATCACCGATACGGAACTTACCCTGTTCGATAGCGGTAGACGTTTCCACCGCAAGTCCTCTGATCAGTTCATCACCGACACGGAACGGCCGCAGATATTGTCCGTTTGAATCCTTCTCAAGCTGCATCATTGCATAGTCTATTGGATTCATCAAAACAAGGTTAGGACGATAATTCATCTTGCTTGTAGAAAGAATCTGCGTATATGCCGCTACAATGGCATCATACATATTAGGAAACTTAGCTACTTTGAATCCGGTTAATGAAAATGAAGGCAGATCTTTAAATACTCCTTTAATTTGTCCGTCTGATCCACTCCCGGAAATAATACCTTCTTCTTCTGCAATACCAATCCGGTTAATAATTTCTGATCTTATCTCAGCTACCAACTGAGGTAAATCAGTCAATGCTTCCTCCGTAAGTTTTACTGTCAATGCAACTTTTCCAGCAGGAATAATGACCTCGGAAAGTGTAGCATCCATGCTAGGCTTCAACCCGCCTTCGGGTACCCATTTTGCATCACCTTCCCCTGGTTTATACTCAGCATATGTCAATGAGCGCGTACTAATTCCTGCTACGTTTGCATATCTCCTGATCACTGTTTCCGCTTTCGGGTCAACGGAAAGAGTAGTGTCTACCGTATTGTTGTAATGAGGTGCAATCCCCGTACTTGTAACAGTAGAAACCTCTTTGCGATCCAATATCAGATTAATACTCTTCTTATAACCGGCAGACGCTTTACACGCACCTTTCAAGTCAACCACCTTGACACCTTTCTCAACCGTGATAAAGTCCTTCAGTTGTTCCTCAATCTGTTTATCGATGCTCTTAAGAGCAATTTCACCGTTCCCGGTCTTTTCCGTAGCGGCCTTGATCCGGATAAGGCTTTCCTCGATACTGTTGATAGTTTCATCAAACGTTTTCTTATCAACCGCACTTTCGCTATTCTCTTTCTTGAAATCGCTGATCGATTTTACCGCTTCAGTAATAGATGTACGCAGATCCTCAATTTTCAGTTCATCGTTAAGGTAAGACTTGATCTTCTCTCCTATCTCCTTATCGATAGAATCAGCCAAGGCGCTGTCCATCTTCTCCCATACTTTTTTGTCATCCTCAGACATTCCCTTTGTGTCAATAAGATCCAAAAATCCTAATTTCATAAGCAATCCTGTTTTAGTTTTAATTTATTAAACATGGACTTCTTACCACGTACGTCGGCTTCCTTTGCTGGCGGATTGCTTTCCGGCCTTGCAGAAGCAAGTGACATAGCTTTAGCAATGATCCTTTGTAACTCTTGTTGTTTTATAACGTTAAGTCCTTTACATAAGACGTCGATGTCAGATACCAATTCACAATATCGGTCTTGGTAATCCTCCTCAGACTTTAACCCGAGATACTCCGTTTCACCATTCATACCGATTGAGACAGCAGAGATTTCATAAAGGACAACCTCTTTTACGATCAGGCAATCTCTTTCTTCATCCCATTCACATTTCTCCCACACGTATCTATATCCAATAGAGAATTGGTTCAGTGTTCCGGATTCAAGCTGTGTCAAAGCCTGGTTACCACGTTCTACATCATCAATTACGGCTTCAAAATACAATCCCCTTTCATCCTCACGCAAAGCCGTCAACCGACCGATGGGTTCACTCATATCATGCATCCACAGAAAGATAATCTTGTCATTGGCCGCACTTTCCGGTCCCCTGTCCTGGATACTTTTTGAGAAGCATCCTTTTATAAGCATATCTCCGGCCTTGTCTATATTACCAAATATGGCAGCATACCCCGAGATCTTCCGGCTTCCGCTGTTAATTGACAGATCCTTTGTCTCAAACGAAAAGGACTTAGTTTGCTTGCCAATTCTACCTTTATATTTATTCTTCGTTTCCATAATCTCCCTTAGGTTTTTCAGGATCAATATCTATATATTCAGCTAATACGCTTCTTCCCTCGTCTCCGGTAATAAGACCGGCCTGTTTCCCCTTAATCATGGAGTCCATTACCCGTTGCAGAACCTCCGATGATTTACTCTTATCCGCCTGCAAACATTCTACGTGTGAGAAGTCAATCTTCATAATTGTACCTTCCGGACAAACATTCTCCGTAAAAGCCTCCGCTATTATCTCTGCATTAGGTATAATCAAGTCCTGGTAACCGGCACGTTTAGCCGATTCCTGGTTCTCAAACTTACTTTCATTAAAAAGGCTTGGGTTAAGACCGATAGCATTAGCGATCTTTTCAGTACACCTCTTATCCTCTTCATGAAGTTTCAACTGGTCAGAATTATAATTCAAAGGAATCCATCCCAATTTAGCACGGGAGACAGCAATCTGGAACTGACTTTTCATCAACCCGTACTTCCGCTTGAATCTATCAAGAAGTGATTCCTGTTCGGTTGAATTCAGCGAAGCGTTACCTGTCTCACTGTTATCGTTATTGTAAATGATCCCTTTGGGGCCTCCATTCGTTATCAGGGAATTACTTGCCTGCATAGAAGACATCCAGTTAGAAACAGGGATAGACAAACTGTCTACGGCCGTACCGAACGTTATCTCATCACCTTCATTGCAAGGAATATGGATATCACTGTCGTAAATGATAAAATACTCCTCCTTGTTAAGGACCTTTTTCTCTGTCCCGCACTCAACGTACGCCTCCTTGACTATTCCGTCCAAATCTACCTGGTCCAGAGATTTCCCGGTACCGGTCAGATGGAAATGCATGGGATGGATGATCCACATCGTCCGAGGAATACCTTTCTTGAAAATACGATTGGTGTATATAGGGCAGTATCCATACGTCCGGAGAACCATTTCTATTTGAGAGAAGAAAGCGATGGAATTTTGAAGCGGATTAGGTTTCTTAAACAAGGCGGTCAGCTTCAGATCTGTGACATCGTTACCCTCTGAGTCTGTCAGGTAAACCCTTCCGTTGGCAAACATGGCTCCCACCTTCCTTATAACGGTAGCGAACGGAGTACAATACAACAAGGCGTTTTCTTTATCCATGGCTTGGGACATGTTAAAGTCCGTCTTCCAGATGGCACCTTTCGAATCAAAAAGATTGGTAAGATAGAATGTATCATTACCTCTCTTCTCAACCACATTAACCTTATCGGTCATATTCATTGCCTTTTTTGAAAACCAGCTACCCATATATGCAAAAAGAGTGGATACACCCAAAGGCGTACCCACTCCCGTTTTTATGTATTTCGTTCTTTTATGATTTACGGTAGCATATACCTTTATATGCCGTGGATACTCTCCACTGCAAATATAGATAATATTATTGATTATTTACCTAAATCATTCTTTTTTTATCTATAGAAATTACGATTTTTATTTCATTTAACAGATTGGTTTATAATAGAATTAAGTAAGTAAACGAACAAAAACAAGAATATTATTAACAAATTAAATGTAACTGTTACTTACTGAGATACTGACTAAAAAAAATAAAAAGGTTTGGGTCCCTTACCATCCAAGTGTGCTTAAAAACATGTTCTATTATTATTATATTTATAACAAATATGTTATATTTGCACCCGTAAACAAATGCTCTTTGAAATGAAAACAACAGAGTTCTTAAAGAAGGCTGCAAAGATAGGCTGCTATTTCGTGAGTCACGGCAAAGAACACGACGTATGGTACAGTCCGAAAACGGGGAAATACTTCCGAGTGGGCAGGCATGGTTCGCAAGAAATAAAAGGCGGCACTCTTAACAGCATGATGAAAGATGCGGGTCTTAAATGACCCGCACATTTGTTTACCGGAATTATAAAATAAATGGAATATGAAAACGGTTGCTATTGTTGAAATGTGGGACGACAAGACAATAAGTGTCTATGTTCCGGAATTTGACGGTTTTAACTTGAACGGTCAAGGGAAAAGCGTTGATGAAGCAAAACGATCACTACATGAATGTATTGATGACTATATTACCATGCTTAAAGAGCAAGGTAATGAAGTGCCAGGGGAACTGAAGAATGTAGAGTTTGAGTATAAGTATGATATAGCTTCATTCTTTGATAATTTCAAGTTTATAAGCGTATCTACTTTCGCAAAGTATGCAGGCATTAATCCCTCTTTGATGCGCCAGTACAAGCAGAGGATAGCGTTTGCTTCCGAAGCACAAAAAGCTAAGATAGAGGAAGCAATACACAGGGCAGCGAGAGAAATGCTGGCGGTACAACTTTAATTTTGGCATTTGTTTACACGAGACCTCTTTGGAGGCATATTCAAGGCGATGGAATTTAGGTTCCATTGCCTTTTTTATCAGTTAACAGATAAGATATAAAAAAGGCCGGGATTGCTCCCGGCCTGAAAAAAAGATATTAGTAAGATTTATATTGTTCAGATACTTGATACTCTTTACCCTCATAGGTAAATGTCCAAGTGAATATAGGAAGGTAAACATACCTCATCTGACCACCAAGATTAGTTGATTGCCCTGACTTAAGAGAGCCCAGTTTAGAGGCTTCGTCAGTGTATAATACGATGCTTCCTGTTGATCCATCTTTTACCTCAAACTTAGTAAGAGATATCTCTTTAGAACTTGTGTTGGTTATGTAACAATACACAGACCCTGTTATATAACCATTAATGGAGACAATAGATGAAGAACCTATTCTCAGATCCATAAAATCGGAAATCTCTGCTGATACAACTTCGCAAGTAGCAGTATGCCCACTATCTTCTGTAGTTATTGTTATCGTAGAAGTGCCTTCCTTCAATGCTGTAACCTTTCCATTATTGTCTACAGAAACAATGTTGGGTGCAGAACTGCTAAATTTTACATTTTTATTCTCTGCATTTTCAGGCAAAATAGAATATGTTAATGTGTAATTTTCTCCATTCAATATCTTAATAGAGGATTCAGTAAACTGAACTCCTTTTACTGAAGGAGGCAAAACATTCACAGCACACTGAGCTTTAAAGTTCCCATCATTAGTAGTGGCAATTATGTTACATGTACCTTTTGCCAATGCAGTCACCAATCCGTCTTCTACCTTTGCAATATTAGGATCGCTGGAAGACCATTTGATACTTTTGTCCTTTGCATTTTCAGGAGATACAGTAGCTGTCAGAGTAAATGACTCGCCGGCTTCAATAGATTTAGTTGTTTCATTCAATGTAACTCCTGTAACCTTAATAGGATTCACTTTAACAACACATTTGGCGGAGGTATCACTTCCTTTGACTTTGACTGTAATAGTACATTCACCATCGGAAACGGCTGTAACCTCGCCATCTGCATTAACCGTTGCTATAGTTTTATCCGAAGACTCCCATTCCACTTCTTTGTTGGTAGTATTTTCAGGTTCTATCGTATACTCCAAACGGAATGATTCACCAGTAGTCATCGTCTTTTCATTCTCAGATAGTTTGATACCCGTTGCCTCAATTGGAGTTACAGTAATCTTACATATATCTTTTAACCCTAAATTAAAGGAAGATACTGATATAGTTGCTTCTCCAACGGCTTTGCCATAAACAACTCCATTTTCAACAGTTGCAATTGTTTCATCAGAAGAATTCCATTCATATTCGGGAGCGGGTAAATCTGCTGGCGAATGGCTGACAGTAAGAGTTATTTTCTCACCAATCTTTACTGAAGCTTCACTTTTAGAAATTTCGATAGATTGTACAACAGGTTTGTCATCATCACCGCAAGAAGATAATGACAGAACAGAAACAATAGATAGTAACAATAAAATAGTTCGTTTCATGAATATAACATTTTAATATTAAAAAATATTGTGCAAAATAATTAAATAGATACATACTGACCAAATTTTACCATAATTATTTTTTGTATTCAACTAAAATATCTATATTTGCAATGTCAACAACTTATAGGAGCGGCAAACTCCTATGGCTTCCATTGGGAGTTATTTTTTTTGCCAAAACATATTGTAGTAGTATTATTTAAGATATTGCGCCTACCGAGTGGAGATACGGAAACGCCTCCGAAATAAACCCTATGGTTGATTTAGCAGCTCGTAGTAGGCGCTTTTTTATTGTTATGCTAAATCAACCGATTCAAGTCCTAAAACAAACAGAGTTGATTGGACACCAATTCACCGTTTATGGAACGGCAGAAAATCCATTATTCTTAGCCAAAGAAGTAGCAGAGTGTATTGGACACAGTAACATCACCGTAATGCTTCAAACAATAGACGAAGACGAAAAGGTAAAGGTCTCCCCTAAACAATCCTTAGGGGAGTTAGTTAACTACAAAGAATACAACTTCTTAACCGAGGACGGTTTATATGAAGTCCTCATGCAATCCCGTAAACCGATCGCCAAACAATTCAAAAAGGGAGTAAAACAAATCCTTCACGAAGTACGAACTACCGGCGGCTACATTGCCACCCACCAAGATGACACTCCGGAGGAAATCATGGCACGTGCCCTAACTATCGCACAAGCCACTCTTTCCAAAAGAGAGGAACGCCTAAAACAGCTCGAAGCCCAAACCGAGCAGCAACAAGCTACCATCAAGATTCAGACAGAGGAAATCAAGAAATCCGCCCCGAAAGTTAACTACTACGATAACCATTTGCAATCGGTCAACACGCTTACCTCCACACAGGTGGCTAAGCAAATCGGAATGGATGCGGAGAAGCTTCACAGGAAAATGAAAGAAATTGGTATCCTTTACAAACAGTCAGGGCAATGGTTACTATATTCTCCTTTCTCTACTTGGGGACTTCATGCTACAAGGACGCAAATATATACCCGTAACGACGGATCTATAGGAACGAGCGTTTACACAGTATGGACCACTAAGGGGCTACGTTTCATCCATGCCTTGAACGAATGTGGATGGAACGTCAAGAAAGCAATTAAGCAGATTAAAGGAGAATTCGAACCCGCTGCATAATAATTAACCACATATTATTTCTGTTTTGCTCACCTTGTTTATAAGGTGAGCAGACCTCTAACACCTTAGAATTATGATAGAGATTATATTAATATTGGTTTGTCTGTACACAGGTTACAGGCTCACACGGAAGAAAGGAGAATCGTTCTTCTACAACGATTGATTATATATAATGCTTCGACTACCAATCAGGAGAACATCTCTGTTAGGGGATGAACCCCCCGGGAGCAATACGGCTCCCGGGATCTCAATGAAGGAAACGAAATTAATCTAAATGAAATTCTAAATAAAAAGCTATATGGAAACTTCAAAATATACCAATATGGACATGGTATTGCTGAGCCGTGTCGTATCACTTACAGATGATATCCTTAGAATGCACAAGGAACTCAATGAACTCAAACTTATCCTCAATGAACGGACAAAGCAGGCTGAAACAAAAAGCAAGCGAAATGTGTTCATGAAAATAGAGAAAACAGGACGATAAATATGATGAAGGGAGAGCAAAACACACTTTCCCCTCATTTATAGAATCTTAAAAATAGAACCAAATTTTGGCACTTGGTCAGAAAAATCACGGGGGTTATAATTTTACCACATGAAAAATAGAACAAATAAGGCGGCTTACTCGGCTGCCTTATCCATTTTTTCTATTACCTCCCTAAACCTGTAAAACTGATCAATGCACGGATAGTATGTAGGGTTCTCCCACTGGGCCCCGATCATCATTGTCATAGACTCAATATAGTATTTGCAGTCTACTATCTTGGAGGCTTTATCCAATTGGAGTTCATTCGGATATTTTCCTGAAACAAGCAATTGCTTTCCCCAATTAATCAGTTCTGTTATGTTTGAAAGGCTATACTTCTCTTCCATAGTTAATTTATAATTGGATTTTCATTAAACAAAAGGACGGTTTCACAGTCCCAACTTGACAAATAAGATTTCGTCTCTCTTACTCCTTTATAGGTCAGCCAAATCCCATCATAGCACTTAGCCAATTCTTCGAAATCTAAGAATTTGAATGATGGAATATAACCTTTAGGAACATCAATAAGACCACTATCTAAATTGAATGATATAATACGTTCCTTAGCCACATTTATAAAATCACGACAACTATCTATAACCAAGATCCGTTCCGTGGAAATATTAAGTTCAAAGCTGTTTTGGATTTTATTTAGCCATTCATATTCTATACAACAATCACGCCATTTGTACTTAGAATATACCGGTGAAGTCCATAATCCTCCGGATGCAGGTTTATAATAGGATATTTCTGAGTTTTTAATCGGGGATATCGGGTGTAGTTCTGTACTTCCACAATGTTCTACGATCATGATTATACTGATATTTATTCTGTTCTTATAATATCTTATTTATTTTTTCAATGTATTGAGTTTTCCTTCTAGTTCTTCCAATTTATCAGAGTGTCTTGATTGTGCTATAAGATGGATATAGTGATCTCCATATATAGTGTCTTTTAAGATAATAGACTTATTTATAAAATCTCCTTTAAGATTCCGATTCGTCCTATCAAACATGGAAGTAAATAAAGAACTACGATAATGTTGATAAGACATTTGATTTCTAGCATTTTTTTTCTTTATTGGATCTTTAGAACAATAAAAATACAGAATAACATCATTCTCCTCTAAGAAATTGAAAAGGATTGATGCTATTCTATTTAAGTTTCCTGCATTATTAACAATGTCTATCTTGGACATTGATATCAGTGCTATATCTACAATCTCAATAGTAGTTTCAATTGGCAGATTCTTACAATCAGTAAGTTTTAGAAGATATTGATGTCCGTCTGAACATTCAATAGGCAACGTGATATTCATTACTTCTTCTTAGTAGGGAAATACTTATCCTTTTTAGTTAAAAGATCATTTTTAGTTTCACATTTCCTGCGCTCCAATTCCCTCACAAATTCAAGAAGCTTTTGTGAAGGTTTCTCAATTACTAATGGGCTGTGAGTATTCATATTAAATCAGTATTTATTATTTAGATGCGTTACATTATAATGTTATCACGTTGCAAATATAGTAAATCAGTCAGTATCTCACACTAAATCATCACTAAATTTACCATCAAGACGATAATTTTAACTAATACCAATATGATTATCAGCTAAATCACATCTATCATATAGAACAGAACTAATAAGAGGAAGGTTCAGAAGGTGCCGGAACTTCTTACGTGAACCGGCTCAGAAAGCGTGTAAAGGGATATATCCTATTTATACTCTTTCTGAGAGTAGAGAGAGAACCGGAAGATCAAACAATTACTGATTATTCCTAATTGTTCTTGCAACTACCGAAGCCAAAGCACTCAGGCAATTAATCCCTTCATAGTTCTCTTTTCCATTATAATCCATCACTGAATCCATAAAAGAAAGATATTCAGGATAATCATCATAATCACTTCTAAATTTAAATCTCTCTTTTATAAATTCTTCATTTGCAGATATTCTTTGGTCCATATTCGCATATAAGCTGGTAGCCCGCACATTATCCATCCATTCCCGCACATCTCTTGCAAATTGGAAATATGATTTATGACTTTCAAAAACAGTACTGACAGGTAACCATTCTTTGAGCTTCTCTTCCATTAATCCGGCATCAAATCCATCTCTAAATAAAACTCCGTCGATAAAGACCTCAGTTCCATAGATCGCATGTATCATTATAAACTTACCATTGCAATCCGGCATGATATAAACTATAGAATCTCCTTCTATTGCTATTCCTACATTATAATATTTCATATTTTCTTTCTTATGTGTATTTCTCTTCCTTGCCATTGAATATGATAAAAACTGTTCCCGGAATATATCTGTACACACATAACGGAAACAGTCTGTTAAATGACCAAACTCCTCGTAACTCTGTTTGGTTATCTTGTCCTTAATCCGAGCTTTTAATATTCCTCCATTAGTGTCTTTCTTTACATTCTCGTAATCTTGTATAGACTTTTTACATGATTCATCAATAGACACAGATATTCCCTGGAAACCCTCTAATAAAGCATTCACAAACTCTCCCGACATAGCAACAGGAGGGTTCTTTTTAGGGACCATATCAACCACCCGAAAAGTTTCTTCCAACACATCTATAAATTTATCCAGAAAAGATCTCTTTTCATCATCAATGGTATTTCCGCTTCTGGTACTCGCATCTCCATGCAAATATACCACATCGTCATATCCGATTCCTTCCAGCCATGTACGTGTCAACTCGGCTGCTTTAGTTACCGTATTAAACGGATCTTCAGCACAGATTTCATGAACTTGCCTTAACTCCAATTCTTCATGTTGCCATATTGATACACTGATATATGGGAGAACATTATTATCAACAGAAATATGCAAAGGAATTCCTTCTGTTACAGGACATATCTTCTTATGCTTACCAGAATCAAATGCATGCAAAAACTCTCCACCTGTCTTTATTTTACCCCATTCCCCAAGCGCATATATACGATAGTAATTATAATCTCTTGTCCTATCCTTATCAAAATCAGCAACCGCCTGCCGGTCATAAAATCCATATTGCCCGTCCGGACTGCCAACTACCCAGAAATTATTGAGGTAAGTTGATTTCATTATAACTGTATCCGGAGCATGAACTTCCTCAATTCCCGTTCTAGGATTTCTCAAAAGCCTTTCTGTATTTTTCCATTTTCTAGCAATCATTGAGAATTCTTTAGGAAGAATCTTCTTTGTTTCATTATCTCTCAATATACCATACAAGTCATTTGACTCTTCTTTTAACTGCTCTTTATCAAATACATTTTTTTTAATCCAACACTTTTCCTCAATAGGATTAAACATTGAAATGATTTTCTGTCCTTTCCGGCCTCTAAGACGCTTCTTTATCTGTTTGAAATCTTCTTCTTTAAACTCTGACAATTCTTCACAGACAACATATTTATAACTCTCCAATCCTTTTATTTTCTCAGAATCATCCAATCCCTTAAATTTTATGTAGGACCCGTTAAAACAAATAATCTTATTCTCTCTAGGCGTGAATAGTCTATATACTCCAAGGGACCTTACCGCCTCCTGAAAAGTCTTATAAATACTATCAGCAATAGAAGAACCTACTTTTCTAAATACAAGCGTATTATTCCCCCCTGAAAGACATTCTATCAACATAGCCTGAGCTACAGAAAAAGACTTTGCCGATGAAGAACCTCCATAGAGGAAGATAAACCTTATATCATCATCTTTCATAGCTTCCCTAAGATGATGAAAATTTGGATTAAACTTTCTATAACTAATAGATACCTTTTCCATTAATACCCCGTCCCCGTATCAATATCAAGCAACATTTGTTTTATATTAACTTCTGTCGGTTCATCATATCCCAGCATCTTGCAAATACGAGATATGCTCCAACTCTTACCATTCAACTTTAATTCAATCCCCTCCTTGGTAACTTTAACACTTTCTACTGCACGCGCCATTTCTTCAGTCCATTCGGATGAATCTTTAAATATCACCATACCATTTCTTATACTCAGGAAATCACGGATATCAGCAAATGCAATACACCGCAATTCCTCAAGTACGCGATCCTTAGTAATATTTGACTTCTTTCTTAATTCACTTTGGAGCTCCTGTATTCTGGGAGACAGCTTTGAAACCAACTTAGATGCTGCCTCCCATACGGTTTTATCACTGGAACCTTTGCACGAATATACCTTTCTATATGCTTCAGAAGCATTACTGGTCTCAATATAAAGATTACAGAATTTTTCTTGTTTAGGTCTTAGCTTCATGTCTTTTCGTTAGTCTGAGTTATGTATAACATAATACACATTACAAATATAATTATTTTTCTCCTAATATAAAAACTAGATTAATAGATAATCTGGAATTTGTGGTACCATTTATCCGCATGTGGGAACCATCCTATCATAAACGATATCTGGCATATAGTTATTTTATATATCTTTCCTTTCATCGTTATTCCTCCTTTTCTAATTGCTTCACAATCTTGAGATAATCCTCCTCACTCAAAACCTTTTCAGCTGCATCAAGAACAGTATTATATCCGTTACAATAACCCAGGTCTGCAACTTCACTTATTATGAGTTTATTAAAATGTTGCAATTTCAATAGCCTTTTCATGCAAAGGGATTTATTATGATCTCTATTCATTTTTCTTCCTTTTATTTAAAATGATTAATAAGTTCTTCTACTGTAGCCTTACGCCAATGTGGTAATTGCTGTCCATATGTAACATCCGGACAGGTATTTAAATCCCAATCTCCAACTTTCCATTCTTTATCAGGGGATTCTATGTAATCCTCAGTACAAATAAACCACTGCATGTAGTTACTATCGTCCCTCAATGCAGCTATAGAAATAAAAAGCTCTTCGTTGGTTCCGCAATCAATAAATTTTCCACATAAACGGCTATGTTTATCAAAAGGAATATCAAAAGCGTTCGCAATTACATAGTGGGGAGTATCAAATCCCTTCTCTTCTGAATATTGATAAGCCCATATTATATTGCAATCATCCGTCCATATAGGAGAGTTTTTGATATATCCCAACTCTTCCAACTTCTTACGGAGTTCTTCCGTATTTTTTCTAATAAAACATGGTGTTGTAAATCCCATAGTTAGTCCTCCTTTCTGTTACTTAATTAATTTAGGGTTATCAAACTTATTCCCCAACAAGCCGATACATTGCACGTCACATGGATAGTATACTTGTCCTTCTTTATCTCTGAAACAAAAACTTCCGTTTTCAAAAATCACTTCTGCCACAACATATTGATCAATATATACAAAACCTACAATATCATGTTCATAGATCCGTTCTGGGTCGCCATCTTCTGAAGTTGTTATACCGGTGAACTGGCCTACTGTTTCAGAATAAGCTTCATACATACTGATGCTTTTCCATATTTCTATATCATTTAAGGATGGAGTAACAGCATATCTATCATTTTCTAACTTAATAAGGGAGCCATACATCCATTCGTCATCGTATATGTTTTTTCCTCTAAATCTTATTTCTCTGTTCATGATTAATATCTTTTCCCATGTTTATACACTCTTAATTCATTATATCTTTGTTTCTGTTCAATATGCCAGAGCAAATCAATATCAAGATGCTTAGCAAGTCCGAAAATCTTAATTAGAGAGTAAGATATATCTCTATCAATAAGATTTTTAGTAATATTGAAAATAGATTCTGTGAATGTTTTGTTAATGAATATACGCGAATATTCTTCAAGCACTTCATCATCCAGACAATCGTTTTCTAACTCAATGTTACGTAGCCCACATAGATCTAACAGTCGTATAGCAGCATCGGCAAGTTCTTCTTCTACTGTGTCTTTGATAAATTCCTCAAAGTCTTGCTTAAATCGACTTATTCGTAATTCTTCTGATATTGGAAGAGGGTTGCTTTGCCATTCTTTGAACAGCCCTATATCGGCATATTTATCTTTCCTATCAGCTTCTACAGCTTCGGAAAGCTCTGTGATCACTAACATTAAGCAATGTTCTTTACTTAATTCCTTATCATGAAAGCCATGGTCATAAGCTATTCTATAGGCTTTGTCACGAAGTTCGTTTAAATTCATTATTTTATCAGTTATTAGTTAATCTATTTCCTTGATAATGCATCCAAACAGCAACCTAAGTATTTCATTCCAAGTTCGGATACGTAATAGGCTACTTGTTTTTCTATCTCAAACTCTCTTTTTATTGCATATCCAAAAGATACAAGTTCTTCCCAATCATCATCCGGATGGGAAACTATGTATCTATTTCTGTAAGCCCATTATCAGAGTAGGAATATCATTCACTAACTCAAGTTCAATTATTTTTCTTTCTTGTTTCATATTTAAACTGTTTTACGCTAATCTTTAAAAGTTAATTCTCCATTCATAAGTAATGGTAGCATTGAATCTCTAAGTTCGGCAAGAAGCCTATTTTCTTCATTATTTAGGTAATAAATATGCTGCTTATACATATTTATAAAGAAAGGCATAATACTTGACAATATCTCCTTATCTGTATTCTCAATTACAAAGACCTTACTGTTTGAAGACTGGATGTATTTATTCTCAATAATCTTTTCCTTTACTTCATAATTTTTAAAAGATGCAAAGCCTGCATTCATAGACTTAACCACTTCGTTAGATGCTTCGCAATCCCTTATAACTTCTGTAAGTCCCAATTTTTCCGCCCATACTTTATTAACAGTAACCTTAATGACATTACGTTCACGGATAATACGATTAATATCAGATATTATAGCGTTGAAGTCTCGATGAATAGTCCCTTCTAATTCTATCGGCAGATATGGACCAATAGTAAGATTGTATCCTTTTTGCTCTAATTCCTCGATTGAAAGCCTTTTAGAGAATGAATCTTGTTCCTTTATTGTAAGTTCGCATATAGCAGCAATCTGTTCATCTGAAAAAGTATTAAATTTTTTCTTATAGATTCGGTTATAATGCGAAGCGTCACCTTCTCCACGTTGCTCTCTCACCTCAACAGATTTCATTTCCTCTGCATTAATAAGCATTACGTCTTTACTTGTTTTCCTCTTATCAAATAAAAGTATGCAAGTCGCTATAGAGGTACACTCAAACATTTTTTCCGGTAAAGAAATAGCCGCTTGCAGCCATCCCTTTTCAACAAAGTATTTCCTACACTCTTTCTCTTCATTGCTTGTCAGGACACTTCTGGGAAGAATCAATGCACATCTTTCACTTCTTTGTAGGGAATGAGCCACAAAGGCAAAATTACAGGTATATTTGGAAGGTAAATCATTGGTTATTATTCCAGATACCGAAACTCTTAAATTAAAAGGAGGATTAGATATACCTACATCAGCTTTTAGCAATTCTGTTTCTGGAAACATCGAACGCTGTACGGTCCCATAAACCGCTCCTTTAACTACTTTGTATGAAGCAAAAATATCCCCAGAGAGAATATCCTTATTAACTACTGTCGCTTCGATATTGCGAATACAGAGATTAAACAATAAAATCGGAAGTACACTACTATCTAGTTCCTCGCATACAAATTTAAGATTTGGATTAACACACCATTTTTGAATAGTCAGAGCGCCAGAACCGCAACAACAATCATACACTACTTTCTCACCAGGCATACAGCTAAGATAAGAAACGAGTTTTGAGAGAGAGATTGGCGTGTAATCCTGTTTTTTATTCTCACGGTCCGCATGATAGAACTGATATATTTTTTGCAACCAGTCTACAGTCAAATCGGGACACAATTCTTTGTATCTCTCAAAATAAAGAATTGGATTTTGAGAGAACAGAGCTAATGCAATCTTATCCGGGAGTGTCTCAATACTGACGCATCCGAACAGATCGCATATCTTCGCTGTTAATTCTTTTAATTCCATAATGTTCCTTTCTGATTTGTTTTGAGCTTTTCCAACTTGTACCGGACTTTCTTTTTAAGTTCAAGAGTACAAGCAGCACCATGCGCACCATTGATAAAACCTTTCCGTAGGACATCAGCTACGCAAGTGTATTTGTCGCTTCGGATAATGTGAATAGGCTGATCGTACCATCTTTCACAATCAGATAGAAAACGAGCGTTGTCCGGATGCCCGGAGCCAGTTTCAATATAATAGAGCTGCACGTCATCGTATAGACTAAGTGCAATCTTACAAGCGACTGCGGATGTTACACCGCAAGAAAACCACGCTATTATCATTTGATTCCTTTCTATATTGTTTTACGCTAATTGATTCGTACATATTTACCTGTGAGGTCGCATGTCCTTAATACTTCTGCATTCTCTTCGCCGAAAGCGATTAAAATGCTACCACAACCGGGCGAATCTCCACGAGTACCGTCCGGGCGATAGAACCTAATACGATTTCGGAGGAACTTCATCGCCGTAGCTTTCTCAAAGATGATATCTTGGAACATCTTACTATCACAACGATTAAAAAGCAATGCTATACCGTTGCCATGCTCCGCCAACTTGCGAACAAATTGCTCGATAAGAGGACGGGAATAAGGAGGATTAAGCCAAACACGACCCGCCCACTCATTCGTTAACCCGTCATCGCTCTTATTGTACATTATCTTAGCTGTCTGCCAAAGTGGATGTATGGGAGCGCACGGGTCGAGGTCAAATTTGCCTAAACTGTCTATTATTTCTTTCGGTGTGTACCATTCATCGGTAGCAGCAGCCGATCTTTCAAAACTTGTGTTCATTTCTTAATTGTTTTACGCCAAATGGCTATTAATTAACTTTTCCTTTAATTTTATTGCTCGCATTGCACCGAAACGAGCCACTTGAAGCTGTTCTTCAAGAAACAACTTACGATATGGGTGTTGCTCAACAAAATGATATGAATAATTTCCATCATGAGTGACACATCTATGCCCATGAAGTGTTATATTCATGTCTTCATCGTATGTTATTATCCCTGTATAGGAAGCTTTTAATTCATCCAATTTATCATAAGCTTGTTGAAGTAAACAGGATGGAATACAATAATAGAAATACTTGATAATACCGTTTCCCTCATGTGAATGTGTTTTCTTGAAATCAGCTAAGAAATCAGACCAACTACGCTTGATCTCAATTTCTGTTAGATATCCTGCTTTTGATAAAACAAGCATATCGCATTCATGGAAGATATTTAATGACGCAGATAATCCGTTTACATTGAAAGCTATTATATTCCGGATAAAATTAAAGCTGTCATGTTTAGATAATGCTATTTCTATTTCGTACAATGTCCGTTTTGTATTCATATTTAATCTCCTTTCTTTAATTCTTTAATAAGAGCATCAGCGTTTCTTACTGATATCCTTGCCAGTTCCCAAGGTGTTGGATTAGGATCTATTCCCTCAACAATAGGAGCGCATAAAATCCCTTGCATAGCGGCTTTCGCTATTTCATAGCGCCTCTGTTCCCAATCAATCACAGAATCTTTCACATTCAAAAAATCAAGTTCACATTCTCTGAAAACCATATTATCGCATACATACAGATTATCTATACTATGTTGCGCACTGGTATTTATTTTCGGAATTACATCTATCAGAACTCCGGTTGATTTTACTCTTGCTTTCATATTTAATCTCCTTTCTCTTTAATTCGTTTCAACACATCTTTGTTGGCTTCCAGTATTTCATCGAAAGAGGGAATAGGCATCCAATGTGTTATACCTAATCTTTCTTCATTAATGTTTGCACCTGTTTCCCATTCTCCTAAATTTGAAAGAAAACAAATAAGGTATCCATAAGCTCCTTTAGTTAAAACCGTAATGTTGGATTCCGGCAACCGTTCCTTAGCGCTTATCCACGGTGATTGCTTTGACTGCCAGTCTGCACCAGCTTCAAACGCATTTTCCACCATCATCCTATTTATATCTACACCCGGATAATTCTTTTCATAATATTCTTTCTCGGCTTCTTCTACTGTCTGTTTCATATTACTCTGTTTTACGGTTTTCTTTTAATTTTTCTTCATTGGCTGTTGTATTAGAAATGTCGCCAAGATTAGAAATAGCTGTTGTGTTACTGGGTTTGCAATACAAACACATTTGAGTAAACGGTGAGTATACCCTTCCACACTTCGGACAAATCCACCCCTGTTGTCCAAACATTCCGTTATACGGATTGATTGCGCTTGATTCTTGTTTCATAATTGTCTACTATTTAATTATGGGATAAATGTTATGATAGCGACTTTATCCCAATTTTTATTTTCTACCAAAGAAATATCCTCAGAAAAGTTAATCAAGAAATTTCCTTAATAATCATACAAAAGAAGACATGCTTTCTTTACTTTGTTTTCATCTTCATCGTAGGAATTAATACATGTCCCATTGAGGCCAGAATAATCTCCTTCTAAAATAGCATATTTTAAAGGATGATCAATTCCGTTATAAATTAATAATGTTTTCATTTCTTCTTCAGTTTTAAATTCCGATAAATAAAATTCCAGCAACAAATGCAAGAAAAGTAATCCCAACTATGGCGAAAGCAATTAAACAACCTTCGTCATATTCTTTTTCGTTTTGGGGAGTATTTTCTTCGTACCAATCCAAAACATGTTTTTTCTTATTCATTTCTTATCAGTTCTGCTTTTTGTATGTCTTTTTATACGTAACAGAGTTCGAGTGCTTCCAAACGGCACAGGAATGACAGCTATAAGTATTACGGTACCTAACCAATGCCAGAAACTCTGAAAGATAAATTCTAATATTTCTATCATAATTACTTGAGTATTTATAATCGGTTAAATGGATAAAACCTATCATTATATGCTTTTACAAATTCACATTCTGTGATAATTTCGATATCAGTCATGTGAGGATTCTCAGAAACAAAATGTTCTGCCATCTCAAGAGTAGGGAAAGAAGCTACCTTACAATACTTACACTCCGAGGGAACAAGAATAAAGACAGATCCGGAGCTTACACCCAAAGGACCAGAAGCGCCGTTCGCATCACCCCCTAATTTATTAGGGATTTGAAAAAAGTCTGAAAAATCGTCCCGATTTATGCTGGTAATTCCCCAGCAGCCAACTTCCCGAAATTCTTTAAATTCTTCAAGCGTACCTTGAAAGCAACCGGATGCAACCGCTCTTTCATAATCTCGCAGAAGAAGTTCGTCCTGTTGTTTCAGTATCTCACCCTCTGAATCTTGTTTGGCTATTATCTTCATATCTATTCAGTTATTAAGGTTTATCAACTACCAAGTCGCACTCAGGTGCCCATCCTAAAGACCTCGTACCATCCCATACATTGTATAACCATTCATCCACATACCCCTTTTGTGGATTGAAATTAGAATGATGGAGGTTAATTATCTCAACCTCTTTGCCAATCTTAGATTTAT